CGCCCGCCGCTGCGGAAGTTCCCGCAGGAATGAGCGCGGGTGTGCTTTCCATGATTTTTGAAAAGTTAGAAAGACCTTCCTGCGTTGCGCACATGGCAAGATATGCGTCCTTGCTTGCAGGGGCTATCTTGCGGTCTGAAACCGCTTTTTCGACTGCGGCAACCGCTTTCTCTTTGAGTTGAGCGGCGTTGAGTTCTGCAAGCTGTTTTTCAGCTTGAACAGCCCGCGCTTCCATCTGCGTCAAATCCGCACGCGGCGCGTAGGCGGTAAGGTCTACCGTCTTTGCGCTGTTGAGTTGCGTTTTAAGCGCGGTAACAGCGGCAATCGCGTCGTTTTCCGTTGCGTTTTCCGCCAAGCCCAGCGCGGCGCACAATTCTTTATTCATTCTTGTCTCCTTTGCAGGATTTTCCGCCTGCACGGTTTGTGTACTGTTTAATGCCGGAAGGTCGATATTCGGCGTATTGGTAAGCCCTGCCCGTAAGATTTTTATGATTTCTCCGCTCGTATCGACTTCAAAAACGGGAGAGATGTAGCGGTAGTCTTGACTTTCCAACGCCGCTTTCCCCTTTGCCGTCCATGAAACATCCGCCCAAATGGAGCCGTCTTCTTTTGCTTCGATGTTGGTAAACCAGCCCATTGCGGGGGCGGCTTCGCCTTTTGATGCTTTCAAGTCTGTCGAGTGATTTTCGTCGATAGGATGCTGAGGCAGGTACTCATTCGACTTTTGCGCAATGACTTCCGGATTGCGCTTCGTCCAGCGTCTGCCGTCGCGACCGGCGACAAAGTCGCCTGCAGGCAGCAGGTTGAGTTTTGCGGGGATTTTCGTCCCCTCGAAGTTCAGACATAAAAAAAGACTGTCAGTGTTCATACCGACAGTCTATCGTGTTTTTTTAATCAATCTGATGTAAACGTGTTTAAAAAATAAACTCCATTTGTGCTTTATTCTCCACCGCTTCGTGGTAGAGCTTATAAATCCAGCCGAAAGAGCAGCCGTATTTTCGGCAAAGATTCCGAAGCGTCTCCGTCTTACCGTCATACGCGCTTAAAACTTCCTGCGCGATTATGTCGCGGAAAGCGTTGCGCTCAAGCGGCACATACCATTGAACGCCGCCGTATAATGCAGACAAAACGTCGAGTATCTTCTCCGCATCCGCATCTCCGATTGCGTCAGCCATAACTCCGAATATTTCATCTCCAAGTTCCGACTTTTCAGCTCTCAACGGAATATAAAGCTGTTGTCCTCCGTACCAATTACTTAACGCCCGCAATGCTTTTAAGACTTGCGCTTTATCTATACCTCGTGAGCTTACATCTCGAAACATATCAAGCATTAAGCCGTCCATTCTGCCTCCCTTAAAAAGTTTTGAGGAAGTTTCAACTTCCGAAAAAGTTTTTATCTTGCCGCCGCCGTAAGCCCGTCCGGATTAAAGCCCGCTTTAATCATCATGGTGCGGAGCGCAAGGATGACATCCTGCGCGCCTTTCTCCGTCATAAAGCGCGGATGGGCTGCCCCTGTGATGCGCTTTATAAATGCATACAACGCTTTATCCGTTTTAACGCGCGCAGCCAGCTCCCACATTCCTTTGATGTATTCAAGTTGCGCCGCGCTTGCTCTACCGAGTTCCTCATCTTTTACCGCAAGTTTTTTGACGCGGAAGCCGAGTTTTTTCATCGCTTTCAAAACGTGCTCAAGCTCAAAAAGCGTAAGTTCCGAGCAGCTTGTTTTACCCGATACGCTTTCAACTATTGCCCGATAATCTTCGTCGCAAAGAGCAAGCTGAGCCTTTGCTATATGGATGAGTTTTATAAACCGTCCTTTATTCATTTTTCCCTGCATTTGAACCTCGCATATCGCTTAAAATACCCCTGCTGTCGCGCTAGGCTGTACAGCCCACGCGACGACATTATCAAAGCCGACTAATTTTCCGTTCCTGTCTTTAATTTCGATTTTACGGGATATTTCGTCATATACTGCTCCATCGAAAAAGTGGCAAAACTTTCAATACATCCGAACTTTTTAGACTCAACATAGCCCGCAAGTTCTTCGTAATTAGTTACCGGAACGATGATATTTTTGCGCTCGCTTGCAGGATTAAGCCGTTCCTGCGCTCCCTTTATCACTTCGCTTTTGACGAAAGTCGACACGCGCTCAAGTCCCGATTCTTTTGCAAGAACGTTAAGCATTCCGTATTGTTCTTCCGTTACCGTTATCAATATTTTGCGTCCACCCATTTTTATACTCCCCCTTTACAGCGCGTTGACGACATCCGCGTCTACGGCATCCGCGCCAAGTTCCGCCGCTTCGTTCATGGCGCGGCGCGTCCAGTTGTTGACAAGCAAAGGATAGCCGACGCTGTAAACTACGTGATTGCGCGTCTGCTTGCGCAGTTTTGCCGCCAACGCTTCGCACCCCTCATCAGTGATGATTTTTGTGCGCACTTTTCCCAGCCGTGAAAACTTTATGTCAAGGTAATCCGCGATTTCTTTGCCTGTCCCCAGCGGCTTTAATTCCAAGATTTCAATGCGGCGGATAACTTCCCGCGCTTCCCAGTTCTGCGATTCGTCGAGTTTCGCTTTCATTTCAATCTGCCCGATAAGCACGATTGCAAGGAGCTTTTTAAAGCCGTCTTCAAGCTCCCAGAAGCGTTTTAAGTATTTTAGAGTCCAAATATTTAAGTCATGCGCTTCTTCAATCATCAGAACATGGCTGTAACCGGCGCGGCTTGAGTTGGTCAAAATCTTTTCGACTTGACGGCTTTTCGCTTCAAGCGTCCGGCGCGGTTTTTCGGTCGAGCAATCTTGAATGATTGCGTCGCAGATTGCGCTTGTCGTAAGACGCGCCTTGTCTATCGAGCGCGGCGTTATGATTTTTATCTTTTGCCCCTCTGCTTGAATGCGATCCATCGCATAGCGGCGGATTGTCGTTTTTCCGCTTCCCGATTCTCCAAGCAGTGCGACCATGCCGCCTATCTTTGCAGTCTGATACAAAAACTCTGAAATAAAGCGGGTTTCGTCGGTCAAATAGACATCGTCCGCTTTTGTTACGTCTCCGGTAAAAGGGTCTTGCGTAAGCCCGAATTTCATGTATGCTTTCATTGTAAGCATTGTTATACCTCCATTTCTTACGCCTATAATTAGGCAAGTTGTGCGGAATCAGCTCCGCCGGTGTACTCCAAAACCAAATCATCAACAAGTTTTGACGGCAGTCCTTCGGGATATTCCGTCTTTATCCTTGCGATGAAGCCGTCGGGGATATACCCCGCCCGCGCCTTAAAGCGTTTTGCCGCTTCTACCGCGCTGATAAATATGTCATGCACTTCAACCGTACCCGCCGCAATCTCAATCTGCTTGCCGGTCGTTGACTTTGCAAACGGGTCAGCGGCATGGATTAAGCTGTGCGTCTTAAATCCTTCGCCGCCAGTCGCTTTTGCAAACGGCGTTTTATCATCCGCGTTTGCAAGCGCAAGCGAGGCAAGTTCTTTAAGGTTTGTTTCGCGCAGGGTATCGGGCGGACTTTGGTATTCCTTGCCGAACACCGGCGCACTCATATCAAAGCCCTCGTCGCCGTACTCAATCGGTCTGGCTTCGAACGTTTCTATCTCACCCGCATGATTTTTATAGCTGACCTGCACCGCATCCGCCGTAACAAGAAGCGGCTGGACGTTGACTGTCATTCCTACCATGATGTCCGGCAAAGAGCGCAGGCTGTAGCGGAGCGACGTTTTTACGTTCGGGTGAACGATACTGACCGCCAAGTCTCCGCCGACCGTCCGCACTTGTACGCCGGTCGTAAATATCTGGCGGCAAATGTCGGGGGCGGGAAGCTCTTTCAGTTGCGGCTCCTCTATGCGGTTCCAAAGTTCGAGGCGGCTTGCAATCTTTTTTCCGCCGCGCGTAAGGCGCGTATCGCGTCCTTCAAGTCTGTTCGCATTGAACGCCGCACACCACCGTTCCGCCGCTTCGTTCAATTCGTCTATTGATTGCACCGGCTCAAGTTTCAGCAGGCATTCAAACTGCGTTTCCACAATGTCGTTTGCTTTTTCTACCTGCCCCTTTGCGCGGGGATTTCCCGGCATGTGCGGCTTTGTTTCAACGCGCAGTGCCGTAAGAGCCGCCGTTACCGGTCTTGAAACATTCGCAGACCCGCAGTCCCAAATCAGCAGTTCAGGAAGTCCGTGAAAGTTATACAGCGGGTCTTGTTTCTTGCCCCACGCGTACAGCAAGAAGTCATACATGTTCGCCGCCGTCTCTCCGGCGGCAGCGTAATAGCGCACGCAGATGGAGCTGGAATAGTGGTCGGTCAGAACGTATCGCCAGCATTTGAGCTGTTCGCGCCCCTCAAGAAACGGCTTATTCTTGTACACCTCATCATCGCGCAGAATATGCTGACCTCCGCCGGGCGCGAAGTACATAAGCGCAACCGAAGGATCTGCAAAATGCACCTGATTCGGGTACTCCGTCCGCATTCGCTGATACGGAGCAGGCTTTGCCGTTGATTCCGTTGAAAGCGTTGCTTCTTTCAAAAGCTGTTTTAATCGGCTGTTTGAAATTGGAACCGTAAAGCCGTTTTGACGCAAAATTGCGCGGGCAATTTCTACGCTCATCGTTTTCTTTCCGTTTTTGCGGACGCTGGTCTGCAAAAGAGATGCCGCAAGTTTTAATGTTTTTTCATCTATGCTCGACACGCCTGCGTCCTCCCGCTTCTTGCGCCCGCTCTGCCAGCCCGCTTCTTTTAAGACCGCGTAGGCTTTGGCTGCGGAAAATGCGAACATCCTGCACATTTCAGAAATGACTGCGCTCCGCTCAGCCGCATTCCGCGCCGTTTCCATTTGCTTCACAAACGCCGCATACATTACTCTGCCTCTTGCGCTATGCTCTTTGCCCGTGCAGGTCGGATATTTTCAGTCATGTCTTTAAGCTCATCGCTTAGCTCAAATATGCTTGCAAGGAAGTTTTTAGGCTCCTCGAAAACGAGCCAGTCATCGAGCTGACCAACCGTTACCCCCTCAACCTTTTGAGCCTTTTCGATTAAGTCTTCAAGACGCTCAAGCTCAAATGACGCAACACCGATTTGCTTGAATAAGTCTTTTTTCATGTCGTCAAGTGCGGCTTGCGCAAGTTGTTCTTTTGTCGGCGGCTCGCGATAACGGAGTTCCGCCTCAAGTTCGTTGAGTTTCTGCTCCTTTTGACTGATTGCCGCTTCCTGCGCTTCGCGCTCCTCTTTGCGCTTTTTCTTTTCCGCGCGAAGGGCGGAGCGCAGTTCGCGGACGGTCATGCGCTCAACGTCGTCAAGCGTTCCAACCCCTTTGAGTTCTCCGCCGTCTTCGAGCGTCTTTATGCTGTCGTCGTCAAGGACGGTAAGCGCACGGATTTTTTCACTACTCAAATGCGCAGACGTCTGCGCATTTGAAAACTTTTGCGCCGCCGTCATAGCGTACTGTGCAGACCGAGCCGCCATGCCTAATTCTTCAATAGCCGCTAAAAATTGCCCGTGCGGTTCATGCGCTTTAAGCAAAATAATCTGCTTTCCCAATTCAATCAGCGAGCTTGCCGCCTGCGCTTGGTAAAAACGCGCACGTTCCATCGCAATATGCAAGTTGTACGTTTCGCCCTCCGGCAAATACGCCTTGTCAATTTCCGCGACGGTCTTTTCCTGCTCATGCTGCTTCTGCACCGCTAAATCCATCGCCCGCACGTCTTCGCTTGACTGCACTTTCTTTTTCCGTCCGCGCGTTTCCGTACGCACCTCGCTGACTTCGCCGCTTATAGCCTCTGCAAACCCTGTGGCATCTACTCTTTCTGGCATTTTCATCTTTTACTCCCTTACTGCATTTCGGACGCGTACCGCGCTTCGTCCGCCGTCAGCGACAATTTTGCCGTCCGATAACTTTTCATTATCTGCCCCGACAGCCCGCCGAACTCCGGAGACAGTCGGAGCCGCCCCTTGTCGTTTCTGCTTATAAACTTGTATTTTTCAAACACTGCCATGTCTCGGCAGATGTTCGATTCCGACGTTCCGACAAGGACTGCAAGTTCTTTATTGCTCATGCCCTCGTAGTGGTTCGCGGCAAGCGCCTGTATCTCGGCAAGAAGCCGCTCTTGGCTCGTTATTTTTTCCATCATTTCACCTTCATGTTTAACGCCTCATCCATCAGCGCAATCCCCACACGCCTGATAAAGCTCATCTTTACGCATTCGCCGAAGTTCTTTATTTTCAAACCCACCCTGTACATAAAGCCCATCATGCTAAAGCCCCCTTATAAACTCGATACGTCAAGCGGAATCTGCTTGTAACTGCCGTCATCCATACGTTCATAAAAACGCATATACGTTTTGGAACTTGCCACCTGCATACTCTCCGTAATTGCATCCATCGCCTTTTTCCATGTTGCGTCTTTGATGTTTAGGCGGCGCAAGCCCAAAACGCGGCTCGTGCTGACAAGCCCGCTTTTACCCACGTTGAACGCATCATCAACGATTGCCCGCAGGTTCTCGTTCACGCCCTCACTCCAGTTTGCGATGCACTTGTCAATCAACTGCTTGGCAATCTGCAATTTTTCGTTAAACTGAATCGTATCATTTACCGCCACGATTACCTTGTACTTGCCGTCGTAGCTGGTCAGCGTGATATTGCCTTTCTTGCCGCCGAACTTCCGCGCGCCGGAATCTTTTGCGGATTCCGCAAGGAACTCCTGCACGCGAATCCAAATACCCCGCTTAAATTCAATGAGCCGGTCGCGCTCGGCAAATGTTTCTTTCATGATTGAAAGCACCGTATCATGCCTCTTTATGTCGATGTCCTTGATGATTGATACCGGGACTTTGCGCCCCTGCGCGTCTTCCAAATAGTCTTTATTCATCATCTTCCTTCCTCCCTGCTAGTTGCGAAGTAATACCACCTGCAAATCTTTTGCAGTGATTTTCACTAAATCCGAATGCTGAAATTGTCCGTTCAACACACTCCTGCCGACTTCATTTATACGCTCTTTTGCGTGTTCATAATTATCAGCCTTGAATGTCATAGGAATTTTTATGCAAATCTCACAGCCATATTGATTCATCTTGCTTCCCCCTGTTTGATAAATTCCAAAATCACTCCCTTCATTACCGTCCTTGACATGCCTGATTCTTTCGCAAGGACTTCTGCCACTTCCGTAACAATGTCTTTAATTCCCATAAGAATCTCCCCGCCGCTACCTTTGACCTGTATATGGGAGTTGCCTCCTCCGCGCCGCTCCCACGTTATTCTTGCTTTCTCTTTCATACTACGTTCTCCTTTGCCGCTGTTTTGGCGGCATTCAGAACTTCTTCCCAGTTGGAAAGTTTTAAACTGTCGGCGACCGCCTGCTGAATCCGTGCGCTTGTCCGTTTGCCGTGAATGACTGCCCACACGGAATTGTCCCGCACTCCAAAGCGGACTGCGATGTCGGAACATCTGACGTTAATTAAAGACAGCTGGTACATTATCCAGCCCCCGTAGGTATGCCCAAGCGTGCGATTTTTGGGCTTGCGAATGGTCGGTTTTTGATTTATCATTTTACCGTCCTTGCCTGACTTACAGGCTTGTCAATTTTACAAAAGCGAATAAACTCTATGTTTTTTCGCTTTTCTTTTTACCGGCTAAGGATTAGCAAGGCTCTAGCCGATAATTAAATTATA